ACCGCTGCTATCGCGAGAGAATGGGAATACAAAGGTGCATTTTCTACAGGAGCACCAACGACTTCCACTTTTGCTGATGACAAAGATATGGCACAAGATGAAATTCACGTTGCTATTATCGATGAAAATGGTGATTGGTCAGGAACAAAAGGAGAAGTTTTAGAAGCACACGCTAATTTGTCAGTCGCAAGTGCATCAAGAGATGGTCAAGGTGAAGATATTTTCTACAAGAATTTCATCAATAAGTATTCAAAATATGTGTGGTGGTTAGACCATCCAACAATGGGTGCTCACGGAACAACTTCATCTGCAGTAGCCGGTAACGATACCGCTGGTAACGGAACATTAGTTACTGACGGAACTGCAACATTCCGTGCTTGGGGTGCAACCGCTGATGCATCGGGTGCTCAAACACAAGATACATTTGAAAATGCATCATTTCCATTGTCACTTAGTTTTAATGGTGGAACAGACGGAACAGGTCCGTCAGGTGCTGATATTATTCGTGCATATGACCTAATGGCATCTGCTGAAGATGTGGATATTTCACTTGTGTTGTGTGGTAATCACAGTTCAACAGTCATAAGACACGTTATTGATAATATTGCTGATGCAAGAAAAGATTGTGTTGCTTTCTTTTCACCAGAAAAAGCAGATGTTGTTGGTGTAACAGATTCTTCAACTGCTACAGATAACGTAATTGATTTTAGGGATACAGTCAATAAAAATTCCTCTTACGCTGTTATGGATTCTGGATATAAGTATCAGTTTGACAAACACGCTGATAAATTCAGATATGTTCCATTGAATGGTGATACAGCTGGAACTTGTGCTAGAACAGATCAAGTTCGTGATCCTTTCTTTTCCCCAGCTGGTTTTACCAGAGGTCAGATTAAAGGTGTGGTAAAACTTCCTTACAATCCTAAGAAAGCGGAACGTGATAAGTTGTACCAAGCACAAGTCAATCCTGTTGTTTCATTTCCAGGCGAAGGAACACTCCTTTTTGGAGATAAGACACAATTAACTAAACCATCTGCGTTTGATAGAATCAACGTAAGACGATTATTCATTCTTCTGGAAAAAGCAATTTCAAATGCTGCTAAGTTTCAGATGTTTGAATTCAACGATGAGTTCACACGTTCACAGTTTGTTGCAATGGTAGAACCTTTCTTGAGAGACATTCAAGGTAGAGGTGGAATACAAGATTTTAGAGTCGTGTGTGATGCTTCTAACAATACTTCTCAAGTTGTAGATTCTAATTCGTTTAGAGGAGACATTTTTATCAAACCTTCACGTGCTATCAACTTCATCCAACTCAACTTTGTTGCTGTTAGAAGTGGTGTAGAATTCTCTGAAGTCGTTGGTGCTGTTTAATATTTTTGATATAAATAATTACAACAAGATTAGGAGAAATTAAATGGCAATAGGAAAAATTTCAGATTTTAAGTCGGCGCTCTCATTAGGGGGCGCTAGACCTAGTTTATTTGACGTTCAAATATACTCTCCGTCTGGACCTGAAGGGTTGGAGGCACTAGGGAAATCTCAGTATCAATGTACTACTACTTCAATTCCTGGCTTAACTATTACACCAATAGAAAAGCAATACTTTGGTCGAACAGTTAAAATCCCTGGCGAAATGACGTTTGGAACTTTATCCACCACGTTCATTAATCCAGAAGATTATGGAATAAGAATCGCGATGGAGAAATGGGCAGAGTATATTAACGGAAGCGAAAACAATTTAGCGGGGAGTGTGGTTCCGGCTGATTGGTATACTACGATTATAATAAGACAATATACAAAAGATGGTAGTGTAGCAATAGACTTTAATTTTCAAGATTGTTGGCCAAGTGCTGTTGATGCAATGGAGTTAAGTTATGACACAACAGGTGCAATGGAAGAATTTAATGTTACTTGGGAATATAACTATTACACTACAACTGCTCAACTTACTTCCACAGACTTGGGCGACCAAGAATAATTTAAAAGGAAAAATATGGCATTTGCAGTTTCACAATTTAAATCTAACATTGCTTCAAACGGCGGGGGCGCAAGACCTAATTTATTTAAAGTAAAAATAGATAATTCGGTTGATGGTTCGTTATCTTTTAAAAACAACGAAACTATACTAGTTAAATCTGCACAGATTCCAGGCTCAACTATTGCTGCTCTTCCTGTAAACTATGTTGGAAGACCAATTAAATATGCTGGATTTAGAACTTTTGATAACTGGACGACTACTATAATTAATGATGATGACTTTTCTATGAGAAATAAGATCATGGAATGGATGAGAACAATTTCTGGTCAATTAGACGGCGAAAGAAATACGGATTATGGTCCTTATGCAACTGTAGATGGAGCATATTTCGAGGGACAAGCTACCGTCACTCAGGTAAACAAAGACGGTGAAGATGGTCAAAGTTACACCATTAATAATATTTGGCCTACAAATCTTGGGGAGATTGCTCTTTCGTGGGAAACTGACGGTATAGAAGAGTATTCAGTAGAATGGTGCTTTGATACATGGTCATCAAACTAATCATAGAAATAGATAAATGAATGGCTTTCGGAATCTCAGAATTCAAATCAAATCTAACAGGGGGTGGTGCACGATCATCCCTTTTTAATGTTAATCTTAACTTCCCCTCCGCTCTATCGGTAGTCGGTAGTGACAAATATAAATTCCTAATTTCAGCCTCATCTATTCCCGCATCTACACTTACAACATACGACATATTCTATCATGGAAAAGCACTAAAAGTTGCATCCGATAGAACTTTTGACGCGTGGGAAACTACAATTATCAACGATGAAAATTTTGATATACGAAAAAATCTTGAAAGATGGATAAATTTAGTGTCAAAACCTGACCTAAATACTAGAGATATCGATATAGTAGGAACATCTGCAGTCAACGAAGGCACTAATGCTGATTACAAAACAGATTTAAATGTAACTCAGTATAGTAAAAATGGGAAGTCATTACAAACCTATTATTTTAGAGGTGCGTTTCCAACTTCAATATCTAGCATTCCTCTTAGTTGGGAGTCTAGTGCAATAGAAACTTATACTTGTAATTGGGCATATGATCATTGGGATCGAAAAGACGTTCTTGGTGGAGATGAAACAGATGAATAAACATTATATTAGGAGAATAAATTATGGCTTTTGAAATATTTGGTTTCAAAATTGAAAGAAAGAATCAAGGAGCAGCAAACGCAAGTGTTCCAGCATTTACTATGCCGGAAAATGACGATGGTTCCATGATGGTATCTGGAGCTGGTGCTTACGGAACCTCTCTAGATTTAGATGGTCAGTATAAAACCGAAATTGAACTGATCCTAAAATATCGTGAAATGGCTCAAACTTCTGATTGCGAAATAGCAATAGACAATATTATCAACGAATCAATTGTAATAGATGATACACGAAATCCTGTTGATATTATCCTTGACAAAACAAATCTATCTGATGGAATCAAGAAAAAAGTAATTAATGAATTCAATACAGTATTGGATTTGTTGAATTTTAATAATTTTGGTTACGATATTTTTCGTAGATGGTATGTAGAAGGTAAATTATACTATCATATTATGATTGATGAGAACAATCCAAATCTTGGAATTGTTGAACTCCGTAGTCTAGATGCTACAAAAATCAAAAAAGTAAAACAGATCAATCAAAAAGATACAGCTGACCCAAAGAAAAAAGAAGTAAGTGTCAATTCAATGTTCAATTATAATGAATCTGGATTGGGAAATAGAACTTCTGATGGTATACTAATTTCAGGTGATAGTATCGCATACTCTACTTCTGGTTTACTCAATCCTACAAAAACTGGTGTATTATCCTATCTCCACAAAGCAATCAAACCACTCAATCAACTCCGAATGGTAGAAGATGCTATTGTCATCTATCGTATCTCACGAGCACCTGAACGAAGGATTTTCTATATTGATGTTGGTAATCTACCTAAATTAAAAGCAGAACAATATATTCGTGACATCATGACACGATATAAAAATAAACTGGTTTATGATTCAACTACTGGTGAAGTCAAAGACGACAGACGACACCAATCAATGTTGGAAGATTATTGGTTGCCTCGTAGAGAAGGTGGTAGAGGAACAGAGATTACTACTCTTCCAGGCGGAGAAAATCTAGGTCAATTAGAGGATGTAGAATACTTTCAAAAGAAAATGTACAAGGCAATGCACGTTCCTGTATCTCGACTAGAGGCTGACTCTGGTTTCTCTTTGGGGAGAGAAAGCGAGATTACTAGGGACGAGCTTCTTTTCAGTAAGTTTATTGGTAAATTACAAACAAGATTTTCAATGCTTTTCGGTGAAATACTAGAAAAACAATTGTTACTGAAGAACATAATAACTTCTGAAGAATGGTCACAAATAAGAGACAAAGTTCATTATAAGTTTGAAAAGGATCATTACTATACAGAATTCAAACAACAAGAAACAATGACCCAAAGAGTTGATCTTGCCAGAAACATGGAAGAATATGTCGGTAATTATTATTCTAGAGAATATTTTAGAAAGAACATTCTAAGACAGTCAGAAGAAGAAATAAGAACCGAAGATGTACAGATAGAAAAAGAGAAAAAAGAGGGTGATTTTGATGGTGATATGACCATTGATGATGTTTAAAGTGTAAATAATGTTTATAAATATTAATAGATAATTTTTTGGAGATAAAAAATGGCAGAACAACCAGCACAAAAAGAATTTAAAGCTGTAGACATTGTAGATTTTGCGATGAATTCACAACCAATAAAAGTAAACGATGCTTTTGATTCAATCATAGCAGATAAAGTAATGAATTCTTTAGCAACAAGAAAACAAGAAGTTTCTGCTAGTATGTTTCAGGATAAAATAGAAATTCAACCAGAAGTAGAAGCACAACCAATGGAGACACAATGAAACTATTAGCAGCAAAAACTGCCACAACTGCCACCGAATTAAGTTTGGGTAAAGCAACATCTGTTGCAGTTTATTGCTCAGCTGTTTCAATCATTTCAGTAGTTGAAAATGATGGAACTGAAGGAGGAACGGGCGGAACGGTTCAGGGTTCTATTACTTTACCTGCGGCGTCAGTAACAGTAATTAATAAAGATCCTGACCAATTTATACTAGCAAATGTAACAAATGGTACTTACACAGTAGTAGCGTCAGCTGGTATATAATGAAATCGTTTAAAGAGTTTAGAAAATCAATAGGTTTTCCTGTAACCGAGAAAAAAGTAGAAGAGGTAATACGGTCAAAAAAACCTTTGGGTGAAGATGTTATAGACCAACTAAGAAGTATAGTAAAAAAGAAAAAAGAATCGAATATAACTTTCAAATCTGGAACATCTGTACCAATTGATGCAGATTCAGCAAAAACTATTCTGAAGACATTCGATTCACTAAATAGTAGTAATAAGAAAAAAACACAAGACAACATGAACAAAGATACAAAATCATTCATGAAAGTCTTAGATTTTGCATTTAATAACAAAGGGTAGGTCAAAATGAAATTAATTTGCGAGTTACAAGAAGCCGTGGATTATGAACTAGTTGAAGCAAGTTCCGATAAACCTAAGCAGTATTTTATCGAAGGTATTTTTATGCAATCGGAAACGAAAAATAAAAACGGAAGAATATATCCTTTGGGCGTTCTAGAAAAAGAAGTAAAACGTTATGTGAAAGAATACGTTGAACCAAAACGTGCATTTGGAGAGTTAGGTCATCCTGACGGTCCTACTGTTAATTTGGATCGTGCTTCTCATATGATTACTTCTTTGGTAAAAGAGGGGTCTAACTTTGTTGGTCGAGCAAAAATACTCGATACACCAAATGGAAAAATAGTAAAGAGTTTTATTGATGAAGGTTGCAAGTTGGGTGTTTCCTCAAGGGGAATGGGAACTTTGAAATCAGAATCAAAAGACAAAGCACAAATCGTTCAAAGCGATTTTTATCTTGCAACCGCTGCAGACATTGTTGCTGATCCATCCGCTCCAAATGCTTTCGTTGAAGGTATTATGGAAGGTAAAGAATGGGTTTGGGATAATGGATTACTAAAGGAACAAGATATAGAAAGAGCGAAGAAAATTATTGAAGCAGCTCCTTCAAAACAACTTGAAGAAATTAAGTTGAGAGAATTCACCAAATTAATGTCTAATTTATGATTATTATAAATATTAACACGAACCAATTTACTATAAATTTTTAGGAGTTTTCAAATGAGTAACGAAGAAATTACAAACCAAGATGAAGTTCTGGAAGAAGTAGAACAACAGGATGAACTTGTTGAAACTCCAGAAGAAGAAGTTCAAGAAGAAGAAGTTCAAGAAGAAAAAATAGAAGAAGTCAAAATGCCTTCTACTAAATCGGGAATGATTAAAGCTCTTTTTGATGCTGTTAATGGTATGAAAAAAGAAGAAGTCACCGCTAAGTGGAAATCTTTAATGGATGTTGCTGAAGCAGAAGATTTAGGTGGACCAACCCCAACTGATTCTGACAACGAAAAAGATGAAGTCGGTAAAAAGAAAAAGAAGATAAAAGCATCTGACCTTCCAGAAATCAATGTCAAAGAAGACATCGAAGCACTTGTTCAAGGTGAAGAACTTTCTGAAGAGTTTAAGTCTAAAGCATCTACAATTTTTGAAGCCGCTGTTTATCAGAAAGTTATGGAAACGGTAACAAAGAAGACCGAAGAACTGGAAGAAGAATATTCTAAGAATCTTCAAGAAGAAATCATTTCCTTTAGGGATGAGTTGACAGAAAAAGTTGACGGATACTTGAACTATGTTGTTGAAGAATGGATGAAAGAAAACGAACTTTCTCTCGACAGTTCACTTAGAAGTGAAATTACAGAAGAGTTTATTGGTGGATTGAAAGGTCTTTTCCAAGAACATTACATCGAAGTTCCAGAAGAAAAAGTAGACATGGTTGAAAACTTATTTGACCGTGTTGAGGAATTAGAAACCAAATTAAATGGCAAAATCGAAGAGAACGTCAAAGTTACAAACGAACTTAACGAATATCGCAAAAATAAGATTGTCGAAGAAATTAGCAATGACCTTGCTGATACACAATCCGAAAAATTGAAAGAACTTACAGAAGGTGTTTCAATGGAAGAAGGCGATGTCGAAGATTTTGAAAGTAAAGTAAAACAGATTAAGGAAAGTTATTTTCCTAGTCAAGTTAAAAAGGATGAAGTTATTAGTGAAGACAGTGTTAGTTCAGAAGAACAAGAGGAAACTCCTGTTAAGATGAACAACATCATGGAAGCATATAGTAAAGCTATTGCTCGGTAATTAAATATTACAATTTTTTTAATCCATATTATAGGAGTTAAATAATATGAAACTAGAACAAAATTTATCTGAAAAGTGGGCTCCAGTTTTGGATCATCCAGATCTTCCTAAGATCACGGATAGTCACAAACGTGCCGTTACAGCTATGTGTCTTGAGAACACAGAACACCAATACGTTCAAGATCAAGCAATGCAAGGTCAATCTGGTTTATTGTCGGAAGCAACACCAACAACAATCAACGCTTTGACATCCACTAACCCATCTTTGGGTGGTGTTGCTGGAAACCCAGTACAAACAACAGCGTTCAACTTTGCAGATCCAGTTTTGATCTCAATGGTTCGACGTGCTATGCCTCAGTTAGTTGCATATGACGTTTGTGGTGTACAACCAATGTCTGGACCAACAGGTCTTATTTTCGCACTCAAAAGTCGTGTTAATACAATGGCCGGTGCTGAAATGCCTGGTGTTAATGCTGATACAGTTGCAAGTGAATCTGGAACAGCTAATACTGGTGATACAGTCAAGACGCCTGGTCTTTTGATCACGGCCGCTGACGGAACTGGTCAAACAGGAACAGAATTTGCTGCTTCAAGTGCTCTGGAAACAGACGGTGGTGAAGGTAATATTGCTGGTGAAATGTCCTTCTCAATAGAGAAGATTTCCATCGCTGCAGGAACACGTGCCCTCAAAGGTTCGTATTCTATGGAATTAGCACAGGATTTACGTGCTGTTCATGGATTGGATGCAGAAGCAGAACTTGCTAACATCCTATCTAGTGAAATTCTAGTTGAGATCAACCGAGAAGTAATTCGGAAGATTTACATCAACGCTGCTGTTGGTGCTCAAATTGGAACTACAACTGCTGGAATTTTTGACCTTGACACCGATTCTAATGGTCGTTGGATGGTTGAAAAATTCAAAGGTCTGATGATGCAGATTGAAAAAGATGCTAACCAGATTGGAAAAGACACACGTCGAGGAAAAGGAAATATCCTTATGACCTCTTCAGATGTTGCTTCCGCACTTCAAATGGCAGGAATGTTGGATTATGCTCCAGCAATGAGTACTGACATTAATTCAGACACATCTTCTTCTACGTTTGCTGGTGTTCTTAATGGTCGATATAAAGTTTATGTTGATCCTTATGCCGATGCTCACGCACAAGAATTTTATTGTGTTGGTTACAAGGGTGATTCACCTATGGATGCTGGTGTATTCTACTGTCCTTACGTTCCTCTTCAGATGGTTCGTGCAGTTGATTCATCTAGTTTTCAACCACAAATCGCTTTCAAGACACGTTATGGTCTAGTTGCAAATCCATTTGCTGAGAATGCAGGGACTTCAACTGGTCG